TGAATTGCGTTTAGTGACGCAGCGTTTCTTTCGCTTGACGATACAACAGCGCTTGTTGTAGCACCTTCACTAATTAATCCTTGTTTGTCTGTAAATGACCCGCCGCCACCGGCTTTATTCATAAGCGCAGAAATAATTGACTGCCTTAAGATGGGGTCATTACCAAAGTACTGATTGAGCATGGAGTCCAGAGACATACCAGGCTGCAAAGAAAATGAGATATCTTTTTTAGATATAGGTCCTCTTGCTTGAGAACTTAAAAGATCCCAAAGGTCATTTGTAATTTCTTCAACGCCACGCATTAAGCCGTTTGCTCCACGGACGTTTACGCCAATCATGCGCAGCATGTTTACGTTACGTGCTTGGTTAAGTGCAGCAGTTGCCTGCATACCGCCCTGTAAACCTACGCCAGGCATTAAGTTAGATATGCCTGCAGCGCTTTGTTCAATTGTTCTAAAGTTACTTAAACCAGGTAGCAAGCCCATGCTTGCTCCGGTCATTGAGGCACGAGCAGCATCTAGTGGGTCAGTTGTGGTTCCCATTCGAGCCATACGCAGTTGAGTTGCGTTAGCTCCAGCACCGCCGTAAAAACCAAATCTAGCGCGAAGAAGGTCTTGCTCAAAAGTTTGCTGAACAGTAGGAAGTCCTTGCAAGCCTATTAGTGCAGACTTGCCCGCAAAAATTCCTAAGTTTTTTAATCCAGTAAGAAGTGTTGAGCCTAATCCGCCGCCACCCGATTGGCTTCCATCATTTTCCGCAGCAGTCTTAGTGCCTGTAGATGCTCCAAAACTTGACCCAAGTAAATTAGATCCACTGCCCGGCTTGATACCTTTTAGGTTGTTAGAGATATCCTCAGAGAGCTTTTTAGTTTTTTCCAGTTCTCTATTGAGCTCTTTAAAGGCAGACGTAATATCGGCGACAAGTTCGGCTTTACGCCCGAAGATGCCTCCGCTACCGCCAGTTCCCATGGCGCGGCCAGTTTCTTTAGCCATGATCTCCTACGTCCGTCTCCTGGATCTTTCAATCCAATTTTTACGTTCTCTAACAGACAGTGTACGGATATCCGACAAAGTCCAACCAGGATATGAGCGAGTTAGTAGTTCAAATTGGTCCAGTAAGTGTGCGTAATCTGTGTCTCTATACGCGAAACAAAGCAGCTAAGGTCAGCGGCATTGGAATTTGTTCGCCGCATGCCTGACATGCCTTGCTCACCTCCCCAAGGCGTGGGCCTGGGTTTCTATCCAAGATTTCTTGAACAATCAGTTCTCGGTCTTTCCAACCAAGCTGAAGCACTGTTGATGCTCCAATTGACGGGCTTCCGTTAACCGATGCAATACATCCTGCTAGAAGAATTGTATTTAATTCTGCAGAGTTCTTATCGTTATTTTCAAGTAGGCGGCGCTGTGTTAGACCAGTTGGTAGACCTATAACGACTTTTCCTTGCTTTGACTCGTAGGTCCACATCCGATCTTCAATCGGGTCTTCCAAAGTCTTTACAGGAATGTCTTTTGTTAAATCTAAAGTAATTGTCTGCTCGGCTGAGCAGTTTGGACAAGCACCTTCAAAATCAATAGTGTTACCAAAGGTAGCCTTACGGATTCCAATTAGGATTGCATCTCGGTCCCCTGAGAGAAGTTTCTCTAGGTCTTCCCTTGACGCATTGTCCATACCCAAACTTACAAGTCCTCTTTGAATCATTACGTTAAGTGCCTTACCTGTGCTACCAGCACGGGCAATAGCCTCTTCGTCTGCTCCGTTAAGTTCTCGTACTTCTGCGTATTTGATCAGAGCTCCCTCCCGGTTGATAAATCCGCCGGGTAGGGAAACCTCTGAATCAGACGGAGCTTCGGTAGTAATTTCTACTACCGGAGCCGCCGCCTCTAAATCTTTAACAGCTTTTGCTACAACTTTTGGATCTGAGATCAATGTCTCGGCCACGGATTATTCTCCTTCTGGTTTAGTTAGAACTGAGGTTGAGTTGGGGATACAACCTTTTGGAACTTGTCATCAGTAAAGAATACCGAAAGACCTTCGTGCACGATTCCCATGGTTTCAACCATAAGGTTGTTTCCACCTGCATCCATGTCTGAGTAGTTCAGGGTTGAAATCCAAGCGTTGTGTACATGGAATCCAAGCTTTGGAGTGTTAGCTCCGCCTTCGCCACCAGTAGTAGCTGTTGCATTGGCTGCCGCTGGGTGATCCAAAACGTAAATCTTGATATCGCAGCGGAAGTCTTGTCCAGCCTCTAGTGCAAGTCCATCTCCGGCCGCAGCTGCAAACAGATAGCGCATCCAGTCGATTGACTGTGCATTTCCGTAAATAACTCCGCGGTTGAAGGAGATTGGGTTGAATGTTGTCATACCAGGAATCTGGTGGATGGTGGTGTTGTAGCCACCTTCACGATAAGCAATGCTTGAAGTGTTGATTCCCAAGCCGCTGATCTGTGTAAAGCCACCCTTGAATCCGGTGATCTTGTCTGAGACCTTAGAACCCTGTTGAGGTGGAAGGAACTCAGCAATAAATCGAAACGAGCGTAACGGATCAGTCGCTACGCTAGAAAAACGATTAATTACGTTATCTGGCATTTTTAGTTATCTCCTTTACGCCACAGTAACGGTGGTTCCACCGTCAAACTGTCCGATTTTGATAATTACGAACTCTGCTGGGCGCTGTAGGGCAACACCAACTTCGATGTTAACGATTCCGTTGTCAATCGATGCCTGTGGGTTCAACTCAGCATCACACTTTACATAGAAAGCTTGAGCTGGAGTTGCGCCGCGTAGACCGCCTTGACGCCAGAAATTAGTTAGTGAGCCTTCAAGAGTTGCAACAATTCGGCGCCATAGAACTTCGTTGTTTGGCTCGAATACAGCAAATTGGCTCAACTCTGATAGCGACTTGCGTAGATAAATAAGAGTACGACGAACTGGTACGTACTTATCTACATAAGTTGCGTTAAGTGTGCGTGAGCCCATAACAACAATTCCAGAACCTGGAACAAAGCGAATTGCGTTTACCGCAGCCGCGTTGCTGTTAAGAGTGTCAAGCTCTGAGGTAGTAAGGGCTGGAACAGATACTGCTCCGCCAATACGAGCTGAAAGACCAGCCGGTGCTTTGAACACGCCACGAGACGCATCGGTGCTCATAAAGAGTCCGACAACTGCTCCGCCAGGGGCCGCAGTACGAACTACGCCAGAAGCTGTAGTCGTTGGGTCCTTGATTGAGATTCGAGGGTAGTACACAGCTCCGTATGAGGTGGCGCTGTAGCTGTCAACAAGATCAATAATGTCATTGTTTGAACCAGCAGCTGTTACTGGGAGGTTAGCTCCGTCAATAACAACAAAAACGTCTCCACGGTTTTCAGCATAAGTAGTCAAAAGGTTGACCGCCGCAGCCGCAGTAATTCCAGGAGCGTTAAGTACTAGTGAGAAATTAATTGTGTCAAACGCCTCTACAGCTGTAGCAATTTCTGTTGCAGTAGGTGTATTGACCCCGTCTGAACCAGCAGTAAGAGAAACATTTGTTCCAGTAACTGGTAGACGAGTTGCGCCCTCAGCTGCTGAGTTTTCATCTACAGCTATGATGTAATTAGACTGAGCGTTAACAATAGACACTAGGTAGCGATCGCTAGCTGGCTCCATGGTTACGTCGGTAAAACGTTCTACAACGTTTGATGCAGAAATTCCACCGTAGTAAACAGTCAGGTCTACTGCACCAGCGGTAACAGAGTTTGCGATGCTTATGTTAATTGAGTTACCCCATGCGCCTAGATTCTTTGCGTATAGTGTCAAAGTTTCAGAAGCTGTTGGAGAACTTCTATCGTTAAAAGTTCTTTCTGCGGCAACTGCATCATCTGCAGGTACACGCAAGAAATATGCGCTGCTTCCTCCGTTTGAGAAGAAAAGAAGCGCAGCAGTGTGCATATCTGAGTCGTTTTCCCAACCGCCATACAAACTGACGTATTGGCTCCAGGATCTGACCAGAGTAGGTGTAAGTGGACCGCGGTTCACATAGCCAATGAAGGCAGCAACTGACTGTGAGGTCGCACTTTGAACTGGAGGTACAAGGTTGAGGGACTCCTCAACGTATACTCCAGGACGAAGGTATACAGCCATTATTTATCTCCTTTTAGATTAAGTAGATGAGCCATTTTTTATACCGGTTCAAATCCCGTAGGGGGTTCGTTGTTTTCTACGATGTTTACTGTTTCGACTAGAGGTGTAGCGTTTGCCGCCGTTAGTGGCGTCATTTCACTGACCACTCTGATACTGAAGACATTTCTAAAGAGACGTCTTCCATCCTCGATTGAATCGCGCTTTACGAACCCCTCGAGAAACATATGCCGAGCAACATAGCCTTCATCGTTCTGTTGCGGAACGATTAGATGGCCAAACTTACCCGGAATCTTATTGTTTAACATTTCAAAAATAATTGTTCTATCGTGGCGCGGGTTACGAGCAAAAGAGCTTACCTGGTAGTAAAGGTCGTAAACAACCGGAGCGTAGTAAGAATACGCTTGACCTTCCTCGGCTTCTTGAGTTCCACGATAGGTGTTATCTACCCAAAATCCGCTTGACTGTCGGTCGTTAGCTGGTTGGATATCAAACAAATCGATAATCATGTATGGATAGTCTTGTTGTTTTAGCTCAACATCTGGATATCCAAACCATACCTTCACAGGTCTTGATGCAGCTTTAAGGTCTGTGACCGTAATGCCTTGAAGATGGGTCTTCAGAGCCTTGTCTTCTGCAAATACAAATGAGTCTTCAAGGGCTATTGTCATGGCAAGATACCCTTCAAGAATAGAAAGTTAAGAGCTTCGTCTTGAATGGCCTGCTTAATGACAGGCTCCGACTTAGTGAGGAATGGGCGTATTACTGAGTTAGGAGCTCCGCCTTCTGGGCCGTACTCCGAATCAAAAATGCCTAGCTCGTCTTCATCTTTATAGGCAATAAAAAGCGATCCTTCAGATTGCTCAAGGTCAATTGGGAATTCCCAATCAGCATCCAGGATAGCCTTCTGTAACTCGGGCTCAAGCTCAATAAGGAGCTCTTCAGCTACGAGAGAAGCGCGATCTTCAAAGTCTCTAAGTTCGTTCACTTCTTTTTCTTCTTTACCTTTTTGCCATACAAATATCCCGCGACAATGGCACCGTAAGTCATTGCTGAACTC